ATCATTTTATCTGTTATGAGAAATTTATAGAAGATCCTAAATTAGAATTAAAAAAAATATATAATTTTTTAAATGAGAAATATTTTAAACATGATTTAGATAATATTAATGTAAATTATTCGTGTCCCTTAAGTCATATTCCTTATGGTAAAGTTAGACATTTTAATAAAATTGAAAAAAAATTGAATACAAAAAATATTTTAAATAAAGAATCTATTCACTATATTGAAACACAATTTAAATGGTTTTACGATTATTTTTATAAATTATAAAAATACTTTCAATTAAAAAATTATTTAACTATATATTCCATAGGATGTTAAAAATCTAGGAGTTAATCCAACAACACTATGGTATACTCCTTTTTTTATATATAGCATATCATTTTTTTTCATATCAAAAATATAATTAAGATAACCTGTAGTAACCATAATAATAACCTCACCTTGTTGAATGTGTAATATTGTATCTTCTATATCATAGTGAGTTTTAAATCCCCCCATACTGCTTTCGTAAGAACCGTACATATTTATACTTTGATAATAATTTGGAAATAGGTTTTTAAATAAATTTTTAATCGGATCTAATTTTCTTATATCTATGTTTTTTACTCGATAATTTATAGTATTAGTATTTATTTCAACATCTTTATCGCAAGAATTATTAAATAATTGTTTATTTACATTAAAAATTATTTCTTCCCAAGAAAGAATAATATTAAAATCATGTTTTAATTTAACAAAAGGAAAGGTACAGAAAGGTAGATTTTCTATTGGATAAACAATTTTTTGAAAGTTTCTTTCAACTATCATTGAACTATGTAAAAAATTTTATTTTTGTTTTATTTCATCTTTATTTATACTAAATATTAATATATAAGTAAAGAATATAGAAATGAAAATATTAATATTTGGATTACCTGGATCTGGAAAAACTACATTTGCAAAAAAATTAGTGACAGATAAAAAAATACCACATTTTAATGCTGATGATATTAGAAAACTATTTGAAGATTGGGATTTTACAGAACATGGTCGTAAACGCCAAGCAAATCGTATGATGACTATGTGTGATCTCACAGTTAATCATGTTGTGGTAGACTTTGTTTGTCCATTTGAATCGTATAGATCTTTTTATGATATAAAGATTTGGATGAATACGATTGATAAGGGAAGATTTGAAGATACTAATAAAGTATTTGAAAAACCTAAAAAAGTAGATTTTGAAATAACTGATTTTAACTACGATAACATAATAAAGGAAATACATGATAGATTACTCTAAACCAACCGCACAGATGTTAGGAAGATGGCAACCATTTCACGAGGGTCATTTAGTTTTATTCAAAGAGATTTTAAAAAAGACAGGGCAAGTTGTTATTATGGTGAGAACAATGCCCGTAACTGAAAATAATCCTTTTAAATTTGAAGATATAAAAAAAAGAATAGAAGAAAAACTTAAGGATTATAAAGGAAAATTTGAAATTATTAAAGTTCCTAATATTACTAACATTTGTTATGGTAGAGATGTTGGTTACAAGATAGAAGAGATTGTATTATCAAAAGAAATACAAGAAATATCTGCAACTAAAATTAGACAACAACAAAAGATTAAACATGAACATAATGAAAGCTAAAATAATTTGGTTTCCAAAATTTTTAATATCTGTTACAAAAGACAATATTAATTTTTGTATGAATAAAAAACATCTTAAAAAAATAGAAGAGGACATAAAAAAATTTGGTCTTTATTTTCCCGGTGTAATAATGAAAAATGAAATACACTCGGGTCATCATAGAATGTATGTAGCTAAAAAGTTAGGCTATGATGGAATAGAGATGTACGAAGTTAATAATTATTCAGATGTTAATTTTTTAAGTAGATTTAATGAACTTTCTTACAAATTTTTAAAAAGTGCAAGAAAACTAGAAAAAAAATTTAAACCAAATAAAAACTTAAGTATTTAATATGACTTTTGAATCATTAGAACAAGCAAAGTTATTTCATAAACAAAATAAAAACAATTGGATTGGAGAAGCACTGGCAGAATATAAACATGACATAAATAAAATTATAAAAGAGTTTGATGTAAAATCAATTTTAGATTATGGCTGTGGTAAAGCAGAATTTCAAAAATATATTTTTGAAAAAAATTTAAAAATAACAAATTTTGATCCCGCTTATGAAGAATTTTCAAAAAAACCGGTTGGTTTTTTTGATCTAGTTTTATGTATTGATGTTATGGAACATATCGAAGAGTCTAAAGTTGAAGAAGTTTTTGCAGATATTTTTAGTTATAGTAATAAAGTTTTTTTAACAATAAGTTGTTACCCTGCAATACAAACATTACCTAATGGAAAAAATGCTCACTATACAATTAAAGAACCTAATTGGTGGGAAAATAAATTAAAACCCTACGAAAATAAATACACAGTAATTTTTCAAGTAAAACCTGAAAGAAGTAAATTACAAAATTTACCGGAAGAATGGAAACCAAATAAAATTACAATTGAAAGAATTCAAAAAAATATAAATGATAAAAGATTAGATCCTATTCAAATTGAAAAGTATTTATCAAACACAAATCCAAGAAGTTAATATATATTTTTCTCCTTTTAATGGAGGATTTCCTCTGTGAACATAAGGAAACCAAGCTGGCCATATTACTATTGTACCTGTCGTTGGTTTAACTCTAACAGATTGATGTAAAAATTCTGTTTCCCCGCCTTCCTCTACATCATTTAAATAAATACAATATGCCAAAACTCTGTGTAAACAATCTTGTAGGCCATGCTCTATATGCCAGATATGATAACCTTCCCCAGGTAATGTTCTTTGTATTTTAATTGAAGTGTAATGAAAATCTTTTTGGTAGTGTTTTGCTAAATCAATATTGGTTAAATATTTGTTTAATACAACATCAAAATTAGTTAAAAGAATCTTAAAATCTTTAAACCAAAAATTAATATTTTCAGACATTAAGCCGACTTGAAGATCAGCTTTAGCAGTTCTAGGGCAGTTTTCAGATTGCAATCTTGTAAATGCATTTTTCATTTCGTCTTCTTTTTTAAAAAATTGTATGGCATCATCACACATTTTTTTTGGTATATAATTTTCGTATACGCCTATAAAATTTTTTATACTTTCTTTCATAAATTTATATACTAATCTACATTATATTGAGTAGGTCTTTCACCTATTCTTGCAGTTTTTTGTTCAGAGTTTTCTATAATTATTCCTTGTGTCTCTTGATTAATTAAATTATTTAAGTCCCAATCAAGTTGTAATTTTTTTAAATGTAATTCTTCCCATTTTTTTACAAAAATATTAATATCTCCTTTAAAAAAATCGTGATCTTTTCCATCAGAAAATTCAACCTGTTCAAAATCTAAATTATCCCCTGTATATTGTATTGCTCTTATATTATTTTCAATTGAAGTTTTCCAAAAATTTTCTTCATTAACAAAATAACCATATCCTTTAAAATTACCATATTGTTTGATAATTATTTTATCGTTAACTACAATTGTCCATTTACCTATTTTCATAATTTTAATTTTTTATTATATATATCAAAGTTAAAAAGGGTTGTAAAACAGATTTTGAACCACCTGAAAAATTAAGTGATAAATTGTGTGTATGTCCTCCTCCTCCACCTGTTGCAGCTGAAGTTGTAGTGTAGATGGTTCTTCTAGTACCCTGATTTCCTGTTCCTCTTGGCCCACCTCCTGTTGCACCAGTATGAGAATGACTTGGCATTTCATTTGTTGTTATAGTTGTACTTGCTGCAGACCCTCCAATATTACCAGTTTGCGAAACAGTATTAGCTCCACCAGTAGAAGCTAAAGCTTTAGTATTTGATTTACTTAAAACAGTTTTATCTTGTAAATCAGGTACGTTAAAAGTAGTTGAACCATTTCCTGATCCATAAGCAGTTCCAACAACTGCAAACAGTGCAGCGTAAGTACTTCTGCTAACAGCAGCTCCATTACATTCTAAAAAACCAGAAGGAATTGAAGCTGATCCCCAAGGAACTATTATTCCAGTATTAACACCTTGAACTCCTGTTAAATATACACCATCCCAATCATATCTTGTTGCTTCGTAATTTGCCATAATTTTAAGTTTTTATTATATATAATAAAGTTAAATAAGGTTGTAGAACAGAATTTGCATCCCCTGAAAAATTTGCACTTAAGTTATGTGAGTGTGCTCCTCCTCCGCCAGTACTAGTTGAATTAGCAGGCACGCTAGCGCAAGTGACGGCTGGATAACATGGACAATTAACTCCTAAACCACCATATCCTACTGATGCACGAGCACTATTATGTAAATGAGCAGCAATTTCAGCTGTTGACAAAGTTGTATTGGCTAAACTTCCTGAAATATTACCAGTTTGCGAAACAGTATTAGCTCCGCCAGTGGAAGCTAAAGCTTTATTATTTGATTTACTTAAAACAGTTTTATCTTGTAAATCAGGTACGTTAAAAGTAGTTGAACCATTCCCTGATCCATAAGCAGTTCCAACAACTGCAAACAGTGCAGCGTAAGTACTTCTGCTAACAGCAGCTCCGTTACATTCTAAAAAACCAGAAGGAATAATAGAATCACCCCAAGGAACTACTATTCCAGTGTTGACTCCTTGAATACCTTCCATGAATTGAGCTGTAATATTATAATGTGTTGATTCGTAATTTGCCATAATTTTAAGTTTTTATTATATATATTAAAGTTAAATAAGGTTGTAAAACAGAATTTGCATCACCTGAAAAACTTGCAGAAGAATTATGTGAGTGTGATCCTCCTCCACCAGACGTTCCAGACGTTCCAGGAGGCCCTATAGCTCCTGATCCTCCACGAGCACTTCCACCAGAATTCCCTGTTCCATCAAATACATGTGTATGACTAGGTATTTCACATACTGTTAAAGTTGCATTTGCTGCAGATCCTGCAATGTTACCTGTAGAAGCAACAGTATTAGCTCCACCTGTGTAAGCTAAAGCTTTATTATTTGATTTACTTAAAACAGTTTTATCTTGTAAATCAGGAACATTAAATGAACCTCCTGATCCACCATATGTATATCCAACAACTGCAAATAATGCAGCATAAGTTGTTGTTGAAACTGATGCACCATTACATTCTAAAAAACCAGATGGAATAACAGAATCACTCCAAGGAACTACTATTCCAGTGTTGACCCCTTCAATGCCGGTTAAATTAGAACCATTGATATCGTATCTAGTAGCTTCATAGTTAGCCATAGGTTATTTATCCCTATAAGTCCAACCTACTGTTGCATCACCGGTATATACTAATGTAAATCCGGCGCCTTCTGTGTTTACAACTAAATCAGCTGCTGTATTTGCTATGTTACTACCATT